CTATTCTTTCGTCGTCCCCGGACGATCCTTAAAAGCTAGCTCAAACAACCCCGTCGCAGATAAACCAGCCACCCCCCCAGCCCAAAGGCGAAGGACGATATCCAGTTCGGTAAAAGGATACGCTGCCGCTCCGATGAGCAAACCTATTAATAGTCCAATAATCGGGACTGCATTACGCGGGATATTGATACTATTTTTGACCAATTGAACCAGAGCCAGTACGAATACAGCTAATATAGAAGCAAACGCCATAACATCATCTAAAATCTCTATAGTTTCCATGTTAGATACCTCCTTAGTGAATACTTGTAATCTCAACCGTTCTAGTGGCGGAATTATAACCTACCTGTGCGCCTAGCGCTTCTGCAATAACACGTACGGGAACGTAGGTTATACCTTTTTCAAGCACTCCATCTGCAATCTTAACCCCGTTAACCTTTACGACAGCAATAACCTCGCTCTTCAATTCTTCCTCCACCTTCCGATTGATGATCTTGTACGCGGCCTCCACTGCGGATATTGAGGGCTTGCCCCCTGCACGTAACTGAGTGAGCGTTAAGCCAAACGTCATTTGAAAATGCGGGTAGTCCTTAAAGCTCGTCCAATCGCCTCCCCACTCAAAGCCCAGTGTCTTCGCCTCTCTCACAACCTCCTGCCAATCTGCAATCTGGTTGTTATTACCGTCCCGGCACATATCCCATGACACACTCGATCCACTGGGTAACAAAAGAGCAAAGTCTACGGCTAATCCATAATTGTGGTAGCTGTACCCGCCACGCGCATTGGTCACAATCGCTCCAGGCTTAGTGCGTCCTTGTGCGTAAAGAGCATCCTGCTCCGCAATTGTGCGAAGTCCTTGCGTAATGAGAATGGAGATGTTGAGTTTGTAGCAACGTTCGATTAGAGCAGTAGCAGCGGAACGGACTATGGGGTGTAGGTTGGTTAAGCGTTTACTTGATTTTTCTTTAATTTGGGACAATGTGAGCATCTATACCCCTCCTTTAAATAAAAAGGCAATAATAGCAAAGATAGTACCCGCCAGAACGTATTTAAGTAGATCAACAAACACTTTTCGTTCGCTCTTACTGTCCGTCTGAGATTGTTGCAATAGCTGGAACACACGTGAGTCTAAAGTGTCCCAACGCCTCATAATCTCGTTAAATTGAATTTTCATTTCTATTGTTGATTGTTTAATTTGCTTCACATCTTCCTCATGGCGTGATTGTTTTTCTTTTAATATTAGAAGCTCATTACTAAAACTTAGATGTTCCGTTCCAAATCTAAAAATCTCGTCTTGGATGACTACAAGTCTATTTTCAACATCTTCTAAACGGTGCTCAATGGGCGCTGCTTCAGCATCGCCTCCTCCTGAATTTACTCCCACAATGGTCATATAACAGCCCCCTTCTAAAGTGATAAATAAAACAGCCCTCGTAGCAGATACAAGGGCAAAATAAAAGCGCCTACTATATGGCGCTATCTGTAATCTCTATAGCTTGCTCTGATGTGATCTTGTTGGCAGTTACAAATACTTGAACTTGATCCTTTGAATAACATCCTGCGTCATAATAGCTTTTAATGATTGCGTACCAATCCATTATAATACACCTCCCGTTACAAGAGTGCGCAGCAAGTCGGCGTGGTCTTGTTCCGCCTGGTTGAGTCTAGCCTGTGTTTGCGCTAGTTCTAGCGTCAGCCCGGCATTATCGGACTCCACAAGCTTGATACGCTCGGACATAGGTACTTGATATACAAGCGCTTGCGGCTCGTCTGGTTCGATGTTAGGGTCAGGATAGCTAAACTCCAATCTTCCCGTTTCGATGCTTACCTTGTAGCCGCTGCACGCTGCAAAGTCTTGCTTGTATTGCTCGTAATCAAGCTCTAAGCACCCCACCGTTTCCGCTACGCGCTCGGCTAGTGCTTTATAGACTGTCAAATCCAACGCCTGTGTTGTCTCCACCACATCGCCGGACCGCTCTCCGGTATCAACTAATACGTTACCTGTGACGTTATCATAATAAATTTTTCTGCCTATTTGCATTTATATTCACTCCCTTTCTTAGCCCCAAGCCACCCATTTATATTCTTGAGCTACAATCTGATTATATGAATTAGTTACGGTAATACCGCCTGCAGTAGGTGTAAAAGTAACCGGTATACTGCTGCCGCCGACTGTAACACCATATATATTGCCTCTTATAGTTATAGCATCATCAACCCAAAAACCATTCACATTAGTCCATCCAGTTGTGCTAGCTTCGTTGTAAGAAAAGGTGAATACTTTTGGAGTAAAACTTAGCCCTGTAATTGTTATTGACCCACTCCCCCAAACCATTCCTCTTGCGGATTGAAGAGGTTGTAATGTTCCAGTCACACCAAAAATAGAAACACCAGCACGAATGTTCCAAGGTACATAGTTACCGTCTGTCGATATAATCGCACCGAATCCCATACTATTTAAGCCCTCTTTATAAAATCCTGTAGGTGGTGATACTACTAGACTTCCCGCGCTATCACCTCTAGTGTTTTTTGATGTGATATATCCCCCATTGTGAGGATACGCTGAATAATCAGGTATCCCGCCAGCCATACCTAGAACAGTTTTTCCTCCTAAGAAATTCTGTGGCAACAGGTCGGGAGCCGCCGCTCTCACCCAAACATCCCCCTCATATGCAACAGCACCCCCTCCACCTGGGTTTGGTTTTAAATATACATAATTTTGACCATCACCAGCTGAATATGCACCAACAGTTTGGTCAGAAGCTACATGATGCCCACCTGTGCCACTTGCACCGTTAGTTGAATTTCTTAAGGGCAAAGTACCAGCAGTACCAGCGATTGTAGTTCCTGCAAGCACCTTATCTGCTGGCACCGTAACAGCTGCAACCGTGATAGCTGCATCATAAATTCCGGCTGCCTTAACGACAGCAGTTGCTCCTGGAGTGACCGTACCACCAGCTTGAACCGGGAGTGTGCCTGTAATATCCCCTGCGTCTGTTGCCGCCGTTTTTCCTGCGCGAATGTCTCCTGCTACCGCATTACCAGAGCCACCCGCGCTATCTGCCAAAAAATCCGTACCCACACGCCGGAACGTATAAGGTTTCCCAGCGATGAGCTTCCCAGTTGCATAAGCTACGCCTTTTTGATCTTTAAGAGGCGCCGCTGCAAGTCCGTTAACACTGAGCGTAGGGCTTGCACCATTGGTTACGTGTGGAACGATAGTGATACCGAATCCATCCGGGATTGTCGTAGGCGCTGGGGCTAGAACTGCACTATAAGCTGTAGCTGTGCCACTAGTGGCAGCATACCCCGGCTGACGAATATAGTCCGCTTTTCCCGCCGCGACCGCTGCGTCCGCTTTTGCCTGAGCGCCAGCTGGAGTCTCTTTAGCATTCCACGCCGTCTTTTCAGCATCTGTAACAAACCGATTACTAGCGTCTTGAACAATAATAGCTGCTGGGTGGGTAGCTGGGTGGGTATAATTCGTTGCCCCCGTAGCAACCCCCGCCAACTTCGTTTTCTCAGCTGCGGTGTAATCATTCGTGGACAGCTGCTTACCAGTAACCTTATCAACTTTGCCATTAACGGAATTATCCAAGATATCCATATTTCCGTTCAGATCGGTAATATCAACGATATCTGTTCCCTCGGGCTTCTTTAATCCCAAATTTCCTGTGGTTTGCATGTGTCACTCTCCTATCTATAAGTTCGTAATTCGTTCCATGTCTTACTGTGAGCATTCTCCCAAGTCAAAACCTTAACGGAGTCCCACCAGGTATAGCTGAACACAAATTCATAAGCCAAATGCGCAGGTTTAATCTCTTCGATGATTTGAATCAACCCTGCCATATTGGGAGGAATGCCCAGCGTACTTACAAAATGGATCTCAAAACGATACTCATCAGGCACTTCTTTCACTTCAACCACGCCACCCGAAAAAGCGGACGCCGTCCGCTGGATCATCTCCGGCGTTGTTGTCCCGTTTCCACGCAGCTTCGCCTTAATCATCTCTCGGCGTGTGGCATATGACTTAGATGAATCAATATTTAGTCCAAGCTCAGCTTCCCAACGTCCAAGGCTTACCGTTGCCGTTTCAACAAATGCCTGATCCAGTACATCTATAGTACCTACCTTCAGTCCACCAATTTCTAGCCCGATGGTCTCCTGAAGCTTCTCCATTTCGCGGACATCTTTATAATAATCCGGCAAATACTGCATTAGATCAGGCGCCTCGACTTCACCCGGATGATTCGAATCTTCATCTGCGGAATACAATAATTCGCTGAATAAAGAGCTGCCGTAACTCATCCTCACACCCCCTTCAGTTGATTCCAGGTTAGGGGCCCTTTGGGCAAATAATCATGTGTATGCGCCGCTGGAGGAAACACGGATGGCTTCCCCGCTACCCCCGTCCAAGCTACACTATCCGCTTGTTGCGCAAAATCCACCTTGCCATTGTTATTCGTATCGTAAATGCTTTTCAGCATGTCCCCGGTACTTTGTGCCGCAACTAGCAAGACATTCCCAGCAGCAGAACCGATATATAGCTTACCAGTGTCAGTACAGTAGCCAAGCTCACCAATAGCCAGTGCGCCAATCGCACTTTCCAAGCCGCGGCGTATTTGAATCAATGTCTTTAAAGCCATTGTCCCGCCCCCTAGAATGTTCCGCCATCAATACTGGCTACAGTAAGTTTATTGCCATTCGCAGCATCATAAATGATGCTGCTTCCATCCACACTTACAGCTACACCGGTTCCATCTACAGTGATCCCTTTTCCAGCTGTAACCGCAATCGCGTCTGCAGTAACCGTGATCCCGTTGCCTGCACCAATATTCAGCGTCACAGCATCGGCCTGACCACCACCAATCAGTCCGTTTCCAGCTGTAATGGTCTGTAACGCACCACCCGTGCGAACCCATGCGCTGCCATTCCAGCTATAAATCTTCTGCTCATCATCGACATAAGCGGTCCAGCCTACGGCAGGAACATAAAATACCCATGCAGCAGATTGGTACTCAACAATTTGATTCGTTTTCCCCGCCCATGCCCCGATTGCCCCTGCTGGAATAATATATCGATCCCCCTCAACCGGACTGGCAGGTGGAGCCAGCAGGTTCTGATCTTTTACCGACGCTTGCGGTTCGATGTTATGCTTGGCCAGCTCAATTTCATTTTTAATCTTCTGTGCAGACCACAAGTCTGTAATCGTAGTCCCGGCATCATTGATCGTCCGATGCTTGGTCACATCGTCAATGTGAGTCTTAATCTCAGCCGCAGTCTTTACGTTCGTACCATCTGATACTTTGTTGATATGTCCCGCACTAATATCCGCTTTAAGCACCTTCGCATAAGTTGCTCCATCAGCGATATCGTCAATTGTACCTGTCAGATCGCTAAGCTTCTGCGCATTCACCCGCCGCCAAGCAGCCCCATCATCAAAATATAAATATCCGCTATTCGTCCCCGTAGTCACGTAATACAAACGGCCAACGGCTCCTGCAACCGGACGCGAAGCTTCTGGACCCGATAGCGCCCTTCCGACCATGGAATTAGACGTGCCGTCACCAATATAAACTTCCTTAGTATCACTGCAAAAACCAAGCTCACCCGCCTTCAAGACTCCATAACTCGTTAGTTCAGCCTTAGTACCCCGCTTTATTTGTATGGTCTGTGCCATTTTACACCTCTCTTCTAAATGATCCTCCGTCAATCTGGCCCTTGCTCTTATAACGCTCTAGTTCACTTTGTACGGCTGTAAGGCTACCTTGCAAACCATTAATATCCTCTGCTTCAACGGTATCGCCGGGGGTTTCGTAAGTCACATAAACCTCTGGCACATCGGCAAAAATCTTAATCAACCGCCGCCACGGCGCCTCATCCGGAAAAGACACCGTAAAATTACGTAGTTCAATCCCTGAATACTGTGATCCTGTGTACACGGCGATGGTCTGATTATTAATGTTGTCATGCGCAAGCACACCATTGTACATGCCATTTTCAAGCGGTAATCTCTCTTCAATTACATAGCTGCCACCGTTTGCTTTTTTATTAAGCTTGTCTTGAAATATATCAATCTGCTCTGGATACCCCATGCTACACCTCCAGTAAAACATTGCCGAACAACGGTACTTCTTCTACGTTCAACATTACGTTGCCCGCTCCACCGTTCAGCTTCAGCTCACTGTAATCCGCGACTCCCTCAGTAGCTAGCAATAGTGCCCCGATTACAGACTGACTGATATAGGTTGCTGAAAAAGCCTTCTCTTTGCGATAGCTCTCAAGAATTACTTTGAATTCTTCATTAACAACTTGCAGCGCATAGCCTGATGCGAGGGTTACTTTTGCACTTATATTGATACTTTTGCCCGTTGCCGAGGCAACCGTTACAACAGCACCCACAGGGGCTTGTCCTTCGCCCGCTCCTGAGACGGGATCGATATATTGCTGAACCTTCGCTGCTAGCAGCTCAGAAGCAGGACGTTTCTCGGCATCTACGATGATCACCTTCACCGTCTTTGGACCGTTCCATAACGGAAAAACACGTGCAGCCCCCACCCCCACAACCTGCATCGCCCACTCCATATAGTGATATTTATTGCCGCTAGTAGCTGGGCGCCTGGCTGAATCCAAATAACGTTGGCGTAGCGATTCATCGGTTTCTTCGTTCTCTCCGGGAATCAATAGAGCAGCTATTTCCCCACGCGCAAGGTCTGAAATATAATCCACTGGCAGCAAAGAGCCGAAGTATCGACTTCCTTCTTCTCCAGCAGTTTCACTTTCCAGCCGATACACTCCAGGAGATAACTTCTCCACGGCAATATAATTCAGCATATCGAGAGAGAAGCGGCTGCCTAGAGGAACATCCACAAATCCTCCATCCGCTTTATAAAAAATCCCCTTCAGCTGCGCCTTACTCGCTTCACGCCTTACAATTCCTGACCAGGCGATACTTCTCTCCAAGTACTCTCCGGTAGCCGTATCTGCAAAATACAGATTATTATTCACATCCAGCTCAATGTACATCTGCGCAAGCTCTGCTGCTGCTGGAGCAAGCGCGTCATAAATGATGCTGCCCTCGCGTTTATCCAAACCTGACGGAACCCGGTCCAGCATTCGCTCCAAAAGAGCCTCATACGTCTGATCCTCATACATCCTCATTCCACTCCTTTCTCAGCTGAAAATTGCCATAACGTGTGACCACCTTACAATCAAAAGTTAGATTATCCCCGTTAAAAGAAACCTCAATATTTTCTAAGCCAAGGATTCGTTCATCCTGAAGTAAAGCCTCACTAACGACACGTCTGATTTCAGCTCTGACCAGCAGCCGATCCTTACCCAGAACCAGCTGCCACTCTGTTCCGTAATCCGCACTGTAAATCAGATGTTCAAATCTATCGGTTCGCAGAATTTTGGCCGCTGCCTGCTGCACGGCCTCAAGTCCATCCGCTTGGCCAGTAATCCTTCTTCTGTCCCAATCCATTCGGTAGGTTAGACTGGGGCTTTCCCCACGCTCAAGGTTGACCTCGCCTTCAAGAAGAGCAGTTATCGGTCCAGCTTTTCCAATCGCAGGAATCATATCGGACTCACCAGCCGATCCAGTACAATATAGCTTTGTCCACCCTGCATCCGAACCATCAGAACCCGATCACCAGAGGCAAGTCCTCGACGCACTACTACTTCTCTACCCTCTAGCTCGATTTTGCTTTCCATTACCGATTCAGGCAGTACTAGCGCATTCCCCGATAAAATAAAACGTTGATCCACCTGGATCTGCAAAGGAGCTGCCTCCGTTACCGTCCCATAAGAAAAAGCCACGGGATTTGTATTTCCCACGGCTCCTAAGCTTGCTTTTTTTATAATATCCAACATCATCTCTACACCACCTTTATATCGAGGGACATCGTATGCTCCCCACCGGAAATCTTATGACTGCATTGATCCACCAGAAACACCTGAGTCTTAAATTCATCAAGCAGGACATAAATGAAATTACCAGCCCTTACGCGCATATCACCAATCGCCTGTACGGAGAGACTAAGCTTTTCACGGTTGTGCATTTTCAGCAGATTATTTGCCTTCTCCTGAATTTGTGCAGCATTCGCTTTGTCATCGGCCTTCTGATACAAGTGCAGGATTCCCCAGCGTTTCACATTGTCCTTATCACTAACCGGAAAGAAATCACGCTTACCAGACTTCTCATTATCCTTGTAAAGAAAGATCGTGTTGTACGTATCATCATCAATACTTTTTTTGAGAGAATAATCATACAGATAATTCCCCGCTCCCAGCACCAGATTAAGCAGCATAGACTCCGGTTTACGCAGTGTAAGCTTGCCAAAATCATCGTAAAAAGCCATCAACCGCCCCTTAAACTGAAGCTCACTGCCGATCGCTCCCATAATGATGTCCAGCAGCTTTTTGTCATCCTCGATTAAAGAGGGAATCCGGTACTCTGTATTCTCAAGCACACCTGTCTGCAGTCCGTAGTCTTGCGTTATTTTTTTGATAACATCACTAGCCGTAACATCCTGCAAAACATAACTGCCATTGCCCAGCAAATAACGCATCTGATCATAGGCAGTCAGCTTAATCTCCTGATCCGAGCCTGTATCAATGCTGAACACAAACCCGTAAAATACATCCACATGATCTTTGCTGAACTGAATAATATCACCGTTGCTGATGCCGAACTTGGGATGCTGATAGATTCCACTGTCCACAAGTGTTAATTCTAGCGTTGCCGGTTTTCCTGAGCGGGCCGTTTTCCAAGAAATATCGGAGACGATGCCAGAAATATCCCATAGATTACCTTCCTTATTCTTCACAAGCAGTTCCATAACATCCTCCTACGGCAGCTTAATGACCTTACCGATTGGAAGCTTCCTCAGCTCACTATCTTTAATGCCATTAAGTTTCTGGATTTCTCCACACCTTTTGCCATCCCCAAGCTTTTCTTTAGCAACTTTCCATAGGTTGTCTCCAGATTTCAGGGTATACGTAGTAGGTTTAGGAGTTTCATTCGCCCGCTTCTGCTCTACTTTGACTTCATCGTTGACAACCTTTACAGCTACAGCCTGATAGAATACATACTTTTTGAGAGACAACGAATATTCAATATCCCCTGATGTACCCGCACTGAGCTTCCAAGTGAAGCCTTCGATACTCATAGCCATATTCACACCAAAATCAATCTCTATGGATTTATCCTCACTAGTCGATGATTCCTTTAACCATTTCTTGGCGTCGTTTAGCTTCCCCTCAGCTTTTTTCGTGTCATCCGCATAGCTCACCCCGGAGAATACAAAACGAATAGGTCTGCGACTCGTCATCCACTTCTTAATAAGCTCCACATATTCAAAGGGTCTCTTCAGCCCGTCCTCTTGTACCAATACGAACGGATACCTTTGTGCCGGAAAGATACTTTCGATGGTGATCTCCGTCAGCTTCGGATAAGCAATCGTATTGATCTCACCCAAATCGATAATGGTATAGCTTTTTCCATCCCCGCTCTCCTTGATCTCCAAGGTCTCCGGGTTGACTGGCAGCCGGAATGCATCCGCCTGATTATTAAAACCAAGAAAAATCCCGTACTCTTCCATGCTACGTATACACCCCCTGCGCTGTAGAGACAAACTCCTCGTTCAGCTTTTGCCCGATCTTGTTGATAATTGAATCAATGTCTCCGGCATTGTTAATATTCCCGGTCGTCACCTGCACCGTCGGCGTAAGCTCCACAAAATTCTGGATCGCCTGAATCTCGGCCAGCTCACGCAGCATTTTCAGATCATCACTGGAGATATCTACGGTGTCGTTGATGGAGTCGAGTTGTTTCACTCGGTTGACGGTGTTGAGGTTGTTGCTTTGGTTAGCTAATAGTCCTGATTGTGAGGTTTTTGATCCATTAATTTTCCCGATGGGATTTTCTATTAATTCTTTCGCTTTCCTTCCCATATCACCAAATTTCCCAGCGAAATCCTTTCCCTTTTGGGTGTAAGCATTAACGGTATCCTCATATTCTAAAAATTCTTTCTTCTCAGTGTTTTTTACAGCTTTATTACTTGTTGGGGCAACCAATTGGCCCTTCATATTTTTAATCATTCCGCTCACAACACGGGGTACTTCAGGAGTTATATAATCTATTTTTATATTAGCTAATCCTTCAAATCCTGGTATATTGCTCAAGAAATCTAGTAGCTTCTTAACACCTGGTAACATCTTATTAATAGCATCCGCTACTACCTTCATAAAACCGCCTGCAAAGTTTTCAGCACCAACCGCCATTTGATACATAAGATCCAAGAAGTTAACAGCCAAGTCATAAAAGAGTTTATCAATGGCATATACTGGATCTATGAACAAGTTCTGAAGGAAATCCTTAAATATGATAAATATATTTTGCCAATATATAATAACATTCTGTATATAGACCTTTAACCACCCAAATGCCCCCGCTATAGCTCCAACAACATCGCCCGCAGAAACACCTAACAGTTGAAAAATATAAATAAGTGCTGCAATAACAGCAATGACCACTAAAATAGGCCAGTTGGCTACCATCCATGCTGCTGCAAGCGAATACACCTGCACAATCATAGCTGCTAGATAGACAAATGCTATCGCTTCTAGGAACGGTTTAATCCAGGACCAGTTCTCCTGCACCACTCCTACCAACCATAATATTCCATTAACTACCATACCAATCACATTCGCTATGAAGAGAAACCCATTAGCCATAGCATCTATAATCGGCATCAATTGACCTGAAGTCAGCGCCTCGTTCAAGGTATCCATCACTGGCCTCAAGGCTCCCATTGCTTTCTCACCGATTTTCTTAAGCGCAGCGTCTGTATTGTCATTCAGCTTATTCCAGTTGGCGATATCTTCTGGTTCTGCTGCAGCTTTTACAGCTTTCTCCCCCAAAGACTTAACCGCGTTAAATGGTTTTACCACATCTGCTGTCTTAAGAAATTTCATGATTTTTGAGTCAGGGGATGGTGGAGATGGTGGAGTCGGCGGTTCCTTTCTCAGATTAATTTTAGGAGTAGGGACTGGATCAGCCTTCGTCTCGGGCTTTTTCTCCTCTTCTTTCTTTTTCTCTTTTGCTTTTAATCCCTTCCACCAATTTACCTTCTTCGCTTTTTCTTCTTCTTTCTTGCCCATTTGCTCACTAGGGGAGATACTTAGCGTTCGTAGAGCTAGCTGTTGTGATTGCCCAGCTTGTTGGCTTTGCTCAATAACTATATCCCTGGAAACTACAATTTTAGGAGGGAGACGTTTAAAGCCCTCAAGTAGAGTATCGTTGATGTCCTGCAAAGACTGGTTTACTTGATTCAGAGAACGGCTCATCTCATCATTTGACCGCTTAATAACCACTTGCATTCCCTTGACCAAACGATTAACGATATCCAGATTACTGTTTAGACGAACACATTGTTTATTGACACTCTTCCAGATTGCCAGGGATTTCATCGGTAGCATTACGGCTTTAGATGCTTCTATCTTCATTCATTCACCCCCTCATCTCTTCCTTGCTTTACTCCTCGCCTGATCCCGCTTCTCCTTCTCCACCCGAACAGCGATCATCGCATAAATTGCGGCGCGTTCACGTGTAGACAGCTTCATCAGCTCATGTGGTAAAATGTGCAGCTCGTGGAGGGCGTAGTAAGCCAGGTTGGCTTCACTGTCGCCCCCGTTGATTAGTTTTTTACTTCATCCACCAGCTCGTTCATATCTGTACCGAAGCCATTCAAGGCCTGTACCCGTTCACCCAGCGCAGCGAATTCACCTGGAAGCAGCATTTTACGCAGCAGCGTTTCGGCACCAAGCACACCATAAGAACGCTGCAATTCAGCATTTTTCAGATCCGGATGCACCACACTTGAAGTCATCAGCTTAGCCATATAATCATTCGGTTCGATCTCGGAGGTATACACTCCATTTTTCCCTTTGACCTTACGGGTAGCCGCTTTACGGCATTCCTGATTCTCATCCTCGTTCATACTGCGTAACTTCCAGGCTACTGCATTCCCTTCCTTATCCTTAAAACGCTGCGATACCACAAACTCCTCGGTCGTGTCACATGCTACATTTTGCGCAAAAAACAAACTTAATTCACTCATTGTCTTCCTCCTAAAATGATTTAGTTTCTTCTAGTACTACTAACTAGACAGAGAAGAGACCCACCGCTCACCTGCACGCCCGGGCCTTACTTGCTCCTATCTAGTTGTCTTTATTAGTTTCCGGAGCCTGCTGGAGCGCCAAAAGCTTGCACAATCTGCACGTCTTCAAAGGTAAAGCTCACTTCTTCTTCCAGCGCATCTGATTCTGTATCAAGAGAAGCCATGATGACACTATCAAGGTTCACGCCTTTTAAAATAATGCGTTGTGCTCCAACACTGGACGATGGGTCTTCGTTCGTAACCTCAATATCGAAATATTGATCGACACCTGTATTCATATAATCGAGCATCATCTGGCGGAAACGGCTAGTCATATAAAAAATCGTCATTGAACCACTTCCCGACCATCCAGTCGCTTTATGCTGAACACCACGGCGGCCTAGAGTCTTTACCTCTGCCTTTGTTTTTTCTACCGTAGCTTCAAGCGTCTTCACATAGAACATCTCTTCAGCTTGCGTACCAATCACGGCATACGCACGGCCCTCCTGGCCGGAAATCGTATCACTAGCTTTTAAAAATGCCATCTTAAACCACCTTCACTTTCATATATACTTTTTCTACGGAATCTACCGGTTTCACAGCCACATCCAGCACGATACTATCACTATCCGCACCAGCTACAACGACCACATCTGTCTGCGCGTTAAAGCCCTCAATCGCACCCATATCCTGCAGATCATTCATATAAGTCGCACATTGTGACCAGAACAGAGCCCGTCCATCTTCATTATTAGCTACCTTACCAATGTAGTAGTTCTCAAAAATACGCTTTAGATCATTCGCAATCCCATCCAGCACGCGTAGCACACGATTCTTAGAGAACGCTTTGCCTTTATCCGGAGAGAATGCCGTAAACGTATTAATATCCTGCTCCACCACGGCCCGCCCTCCACTGTAAGTAAAGAGAAGCTCTCCGTTCAGCAAAGCTGCTGTAGTCTCAGAATGACTAAGCCGTACATCCGCGTCAACGGAGTCATCATAACCCTGATAAGTCAGCGATTGATTCACCGCGGCAGCAGCCGTAGCACCCGCCACCCAAGCCACAGCATTGTTGTTATCAATCGTAGTTCCGTCGCTCAGTACTACCCCATTTTTTACGCTAATCACACCTTCGTGACCCGCAGCCGTATAATCCGATAATACAGCCTGAACTTTCTTTCCTTCCGTATCCCGTAGTCGTCTTACCCAAGAGCTATACAGTGCCTTAAGCGTACTATCCTGCGATACTAGTCCAACCGTTTGGAACTCAAGCACCTCAAGAGCAGATAAGAAATCGCTATGTGCACCATTTGTAACTGTACCATTAGCCCCGCCAATCAACGGCATCCCTGCGGTTAGCTTCAAGCCTTCTGCACCATTTTTCTGGAATTGCACATAATCGTTGGAAACTAACTCTTCAGCCGTTCCAACCGTTTGCTTATTCAGCTCAGCTCCACTAAGCAAGGTCTTCACATCAAAAAGAGCATTATTCTCAATATTCTTCTCTATAACAACAGATAGATCGTTTCCGCGTACACCGCCGTATTTAGCAGTTACCTGGAGTCCACTGTTGGTTACCGCCGCTTTAACCCCTTCATTCAATCGATAAAGCAGCAAGGTTCCTGCCCGTTTCAGTGCTTCACGCACTGGTAACAGTGTAGGATGCTCCAAATCAACACCTAGCAGCTTTTTCACATCGTCCTGCGGGGTAAGCTTCATGATCACTCCAGCTTCTCCCCAAGATAAGGCTAGTGCCAAAGCGGTGATCCCGCGTTCTCCCATTTTGCCGATAGTCCCTTGATTGGATGCCACATTTACGTATACCCCAGGGCGCACCTTATTTTGCGTTGTCCATGTTCCACCTGCCATTAGTTCATTACCTCCTTATTTTTGAACAATCCCATAGATTGCTTTGCTTCTTCGATCGTATAACTTTTGTCATCCTGCAAAATAACGTTCAGCACATCCTTTTCCTTAGCCGTAAAAAGCGATGAATTCACAATCTGCTCTTTACCAAAACGATCTCCACTACTCATCTTTGTGCTCATTTCAGTCTTTCTCCTCCTATCATTTGACCCATATTAATGGGGTCAGGCTTCTCACTTTGCAAATACACCATATAGTCCGTTGTAAAAAGCGGCCCATGCCCCTCTTTTCCAGCTTCCCAAGCTTGCCTAGCTACACGAAAGGCTCCGCCATCCTGCTCCATCCCTGCCATTGCCTCACTCAGCTTATCTGCCATTGTCTCAGCTTCCAGCAAGCTGCCTTGCTCATAACGGATACCAAAACGGTACACCGCTAAATATCTGCCTTCTCGCTGGCGATCCAGTGTCGCTGAAATCAGTCCGGGATAAAAATAAGCCGTCTTAGGTGTCTCCCCATCCACATACACAGGCACATTTGGAAAATATCGTTCCAGCGTACTCGTAATGTGTTTTCGTAATTGTTGTACCGACATCACTCCATTCCTTTCTGAAGGGCGACGATTCGCCGATCCTTGATGGTGTTAACCTTCAATCGCATTAACATTAAGAAGACACCCCCTCTACTAAATTTAAGAACAAAAAAGGATACTATCCGCTGTTGGATAATACCCTTCTACACTAGGCCCATGCCAAAAGAATCTTTCACCGCTAGATTTGTTCACATCACCAGTAGGGCTGAACGATTAGCAGAGCATTCATGCTCTTGCGGTGTTCTTTTTGCTTCATTTGCCATGTTATAAATATACACCCCTATTTGCCTTGCAGAGACGGTAGACCGACGAGGTTTACGCTAACTTTGGGATGGTATAGGGCGGTTTTTCGGAGAATCGTTCTATCCATAAAAAAAGACCGCATCATCCGCTCGGACGATACAGTCTTAAGTAACCCTCTATATTTTTTAGGTAATACTAACCTTCTCTTTTTTCACTCTAGGTGCTGTTATTAAGGTGTTAAGGGACAGTAGACCGAGATCCGTTAAAGCCAAAGCCATCTTGTAAAAAGCCTTCGTGCGTATCTTCACGTAAGTGTCCTTACTTACCGGTGGATCAAACACATGATTGTAGATCGTATAATCGTATGTTTCGTCTCTTTTCATATAACGCTCTCTTACTAATTGCTGTTCCCTCGTATCGAGTCTCTCTACCACAGAGTCCATTGCTGAACAAAAAGCTCTTCTAGCAGCCGGTACATCCACATTATAAGAAGCTAACGCAGCAGTCTGATCAGTAACTGTATTCGTAGGGCCATGAAATCTTTCTGTGTAAGAATAAGTAGTACTGGCTTCCTTAGCTTCAAATGTAACGGTCTTAAAAATACGGTATTTCTCTAACATGCTCTCTATAGCGACCTGGGTTCGGCGACGGTCCAACTCTGGTAAGGCGGATAAGTTCATCATTTTATGCACTCCTTTAGGTTTGACAGAATGAGATTAAATTGCGGAAGTTTCCTAAGCAATGTGCTAAAATATATAGTGTTCGTATTCTGTTCGTATTTTTCTATAATATACCACTTCTCTACCAATCTCGTAAAACCCGGTATTCGTCTGTTTTGGGCGAAATAGAATAGATTTCCCTCCATTATCTTGCCTTTTGGCAATAACATGCGCTTTGTTGTTTACCAATTGGCAAAAATGACTTATATTAATAATATAAGCATCATTCTATAAGGAGTGGTTGAGATGACAATAGAATTTGGGGATTACATGAAGGGACTTCGCGAAGCAAAGGGATTAACGATTAATCAATTGGCAGCAGCAGCGGGGATTAGCGGTTCACAAATTTCACGAATTGAAAATGGTCTAAGAGGCGTGCCTAAGCCAACTACTTTACGCAAAATTGCTGAGGCTACAGGCGTCCCTTACGAGGAGTTAATGGATCAGGCAGGCTATTTACAGGAACTTCCCCTTCCAAGCGAAGAGATTGTCCCAGAGTGGGCTACAAGCAAGGATAAGCGTGACTTTCGTAAAATGCTGGAGGATGATGGAGAGCTGATGTTTGATGGAATTCCATTAGACAAGGATGACAAGCAGAGGATAAAAGATGTACTGACCGGATTATTCTGGGAAGCCAAACAGATGAACAAGAGAAATAAATCTAACAACACTTAATAACTACACTAACATGCTGCAGGTGAAGAATATGGATGAACTGATTAATAATCTGATTAAAAAATATAAAACCAACTGTCCATTCGAGCTAGCCTCAGCGCTAGGTATTCACATTCGTTTCATGAACCTTGGGACAGGCACAAAGGGATTATATTACCGAAAACTAAGAAGAAGATTTATCGTCATTCATAATGAGTTGCCAGTTGAGTGGCAGCGCTTCGTTTGTGCGCATGAATTAGGTCATGATCGCCTTCACAAGGGGATTAACCGCTTTTTCCTGGAAGAAAGCTCTTACTTCTCTCCTGGCAAGCTTGAGCGTCAAGCTAACGTTTTTGCTGTAAAGCTACTATCCATAGGCAGTAATCCTGAGCAAGAAGAATCCTGCAAAAGTTATTATCTACGGATTGGCATTCCATCAGAAGTACAGTTTCTTTTGGAAGAATGA